TGCGGCTTACGTTTCTCAAGTAGTATCAAATCTTTAATCATAAAAAAGGGAGCTAAAAACTCCCTTATTTTTCAACTTTAAAAATATTTAAAACATGGCATGTAGCATATTAAGCACGATTAATTTAGATTGTATGAGCGCCTTAGGTGGTGTGAATACTATCTACGTTTTTGCGGGCGACAATTTTGAAATCCAAACAGTTACAGCGGGCGAAGTAACCTTAGCTGGTGGTAGTGGTGATTTCTTTCAATACAAATTTGCAAAAGATACTGCAAAATTAACAGAAACGGCAACGATTTCAAACGCAAACGGAACAGTTTTTTATACAACTGAATTAAGCGTAAACATCTCAAAAAGAGACGTTGCAAAAAGAAACGAATTCTTATTATTAGCAAAGAATCGTGAAATTCGTGTTATCGCAGTAGATAACATGGGTCAATACTGGTTGTTAGCTAACACACGTGGTGCAGTTTTATCTACAATGGTAGGTGAAGGCGGTCAAGCAATCGGAGATATGAACGGATATACATTCACGTTCCAATCAATGGAAGCGGATCCAATGCCAGCATTAAGTTCAACAAGTAGAACAGCAATAGCAGCAATCGCACCGAATTCAACAGCAGCAGTTGGTGGTTTTGATTTCAATACTTCAGCTAACTAATATTAACCTTTAAAAAAATAGGGCGGTGCGGTCAATCGCATCGCCTTTTTTTATGTCATGATAAATTTAATAGAAGGAAAAAACGAGTTTATAATTTACGGAGACTTTACTCAAAACATGAATGATTATCAAATCCATTTATTCAATGGCTTTGATAGGATTGAGCACATTTGTAAATTAGAGAACAAAACAAGTAGTACAAGATTTGCAGAATTTACCATCTACATAAACGATGGTATTACGGCCGATTATCATTTGAACGGATTGCCATTTGGGAATTTTGATTATACGATTAACATAGTAAATGACATTTACAATCGTGGTCAAGCTATTTTAATGGGAGACACCGAAGTACAAAAAATTGAATATATATCTGATAATGAAAAAAGCGAAAGCGTTATTTATGTAAGCTAATGAAGACAATTATAGACACATTAAAAGAGCCCGTAAACGTACTAAACGCAACGACTTTCGGAGTAAGTTTGACGACATTGCCCGAGGATTTAAAGATAGTTTTCTACATTGTATCAATTATTGCATCAATATTGGTATCTGTTAAGTATTTTTACGAAATTATTTCATTGCGAAAAAACGCAAAAAAAGATATTTAATAGTATATGAACAGTTTTGCATTTAATTCAATTTCACAAATTCAAATAAATTTGCCTACGTTCTCGGAGCGTGGTTCAAAAAAATGGATAAGCTACGGAGAGGACAATTTATATCCTCAATTTATAGCGAGCTTATTTTTGCGTTCTGCCATCAATAGAACGGCAATTCAATCAAAGATAGACGCAACCATTGGCAATGGATTAAAGACCACGGATGAGGCTTTGAATTACGTTTTAGTGCGTGCCAATCCGATTGATAGTTGGAACGATGTGTTTGAGAAATGCGCACAGGATTATATCACATTCGGTGGATATGCTTTGAACATAATTTGGTCAAACGATGGTAAGACAATAAGCGAAATATACCACTTAGATTTCACAAAAGTAAGAAGTGGTAAGATTGAACCAGGAGACGATGCACCAAAAGAATATTTTTATAGCACAAATTGGGAAAACTCTAATAAATATAAGCCAACACAATATGCAACTTATAACCCTACTTTATCATTGGAATGTCCTTCGCAAATATTGTATGCGTTTGATTATGAACCTGGCAATATTTACTATCCTTTGCCGACATACGCTGGGTCGATTAACGATATCCAAATCGATATTGAGGTTAGTAAATTTCACATCTCAAATTTAGCAAATAGTTTGAATCCATCTTTGTTTATTAGCTTAAACAATGGAATCCCAGCGCCCGATGAACGCAAAGAAATATACGATGAATTAACGATGGCTTATCGTGGAACTGAAAACGCTGGCAAAGCATTTGTTGCATTTAGTCAAGATAAAGAACATGCGCCCGAGGTTACGCCTATAACAAGCACAAATGATAATTACTATACGACTTTAGAAACTCGAATCACAACGAGAATCTTAACAGGCCACAGAATTACAAGTCCGTTACTATTGGGACTTTACAATGGTGGCGCTGGCTTTAGCTCGAATGCAGATGAATTAGCGGTGGCCTATGGTCATTTTATAGGCACATGTATTCGACCAATCCAAAAAAGTATGTTAAGAGTATTCAACAACTTGATCCTGAATAGAGGTTATGAAACTGAATTATTAATTACACCTACAACGATTATAGAACCAACAATAATAGCAGAATAATGGCAGTTACAAACGTACTATTCGTATCAGAAACGAAATTAAAATCATATACTTCAATCCATCAATCGGTTAGTCCTGACGATTTACAGCCGTTTATATTACAGGCTCAAGATATTTATTTGCAAAATTATCTAGGTGCTACGTTTTACCAAGAGTTACAAACTCAAATTACAAATAACACATTAACGATCCCGAATAAAAAAATATTAGATGACTTTATAGGAGCGATGTTATGTAATTATGCGTTATATCATGCTTTGCCTTTTTTGAAGTACAAAGTATTTAACAAGTCAATCATGAATAATGATAGCGAAAGTGGTCAATCTATTGATTTGGAAGCGTTGAAATTCTTACAAAACGAAGTGCGTAGTGTAGCTGAAAATTATACCAAAATGATGACTACATTTTTGCGCAATAATTTGAGTGATTATCCATCGTATAATAGCTTTGATTTCTTGGATGGTATTACTCCCGACAAAGGCACTCCTTATTTCAGTGGATTGCAAACCAATTCGAGCTTCAACACTAGAAATAGAATAAGAAGACGTGGTGATTGTAACGATTGCAACGGATATGAATATTAAAAAATTTAACTAAAAAACAAATATAAAAAAATGATTGACAATTCAAAATTCATTATTACAAATGAAGTAGTGGTAGACAAGTATGACTTAATGATTCAAGCGGATGTAACTGGAGTGCCAGCTATTTTGCAAATTCAAAAAGCTAATTATGGTATTGTATTTATTGGACACTATGCTTCGTTAAAATTCTTTATTGATGGGGATAAATTGGTAATTTTAGACAACAACTTTTACGGAGAATTTTCAGTAAATAATGTAGACGGATTTAACACGGCTCAAGATTTATTAGTTTCTATAAAATCGGGAATTAACTAATAAAATATAAACCATGACAAAATTAATTTTACAAGCGGGCCAACTAATTGATGTAATTAACTACAATGAAAATCAATACTTTTCTTTAGTTGTTAGTGAAGATTTACCAATGCCAACGGCAATCTATAAAGAAGATACATCAATCGGTGTGAACGTTCAAAGATTTATCGTAGATAGCGTAATTATTGCAGTTATAAACACTAGCGAATCATTAACTGATAACAATGGTAATGTTTACGAAAGAGTTGAAAGCGCAGCTATCCTTACTGAAAACAATTTTAAACCATTAAAAGAGACAGATGAAGCCGAAAATTAAACATTGGTACGAAAGTAAAACAATCGTAATGAATATTATGGTATCAATCACAATGGTAATGGCATTATTACCGCCATTGTTTTTGGATTTAAAATTAGATGAAAATTTGACATTAAGATTGACCGTTTTAGTAGGATTTATTACGAATGTTATTAATATTGGTTTACGTTTTATTTCTACTGATAAAATTAAGCGAAATGCCTAATTCAATCCTTAGCGCTAAGTTTGATTTAATGCGTTTGAATTTGCCTAAAAATAGCGAATTTACGCTCGATAACAATACGATTAAGGTAAAGCATAGCGACATAACTTTAAAGGCTGAAATTGAGGTACAAATTCGGAAAGTAACTGCATCAATCGGAGCTGAAATAACAGACAAGTCAACAAGCGCAAGAATAAAGTTTGAAGTCAAATTTTAATATCTATTTTTGTAACAACATGAAACCGAAAATATTTAGTCAAAAAGAACAAGAAAAATACTTTGGCAAAGCAAATGCAGAAGGTAGTTATCTTACTATGATTGATTTACCATATACAATGTTCTACGATAGGCAACCAGTTAAGAGAATGAGATGTCACAAAAAAGTAGCACAGGCGTTTACCAATGTATTCAATGAATTATTGAGTAGTTACGGAGAAAGAAAGATAAATGAATTGGGAATTAATGACTTTGGTGGGTGTTTTAATTACAGATTAATGAGAGGTTCAAGAACTAAATTAAGCGCTCATTCATGGGGTACGGCAATTGATTTGGATCCTAACAGAAAT